GAAGAACGACAACTGACACACCCTGAACTTGACGGATAACAAACTTACTGAAGTCACCGAACAAGATACTCTTAACGCCTGTAGCCATTGCTGCCATAGAGGTGTTGAGATAGATAGGATAGCCCCAGAGACGATCTGGCTGGCCGACCTGCATAGAAGGTTCCCATAGAGGACGGTTCTGGCTGTCCTTCAACTTACGGATTGCTAAAACTGTGCTGTCCGTTGTCATAAAGCCAACGCCTGGACGCTGACGGTAGATAGGAGCAACAGAGTGGATCAAACCAAGAAGGTTATCGACAGCGACTGCGGTCGTGCTGCCCAAACCAGCGGTATCAAGCGTTACGCCAGATGAACCGGCTCCCGTGACAATACCCTGTGGCTGGGACGATCCAGTGCCAGTCGTGAAGAAACCGTTTTCCTTAACGCCAATACGTTCAGCGAGTTCATTGTTCAAATACTGGTCAATAGGAATGATAGAATCCTGCATCAACTGCCAGGAAACCAAAACTACCGTGCTGTCATAGTTGTATGAAGTGAAAGTGATGTTTCCGAATGGAGTAGAACTATCAGTTCCCAAAGCAGTTGCTTCAGCAGTAGTTCCACCAGCCGTTGCGGTGTTATCTACGGTTGGATATGGGAATGCGTTTCCACCATTTGTGGTGATAACCGTTACAGGTGCTCTGCGGACATCAATATAGTCGCGAAGCAAGATTTCAAAGTTTTCAGCCGCGTATGCTGGGGCTGCGTATCCACCAACGTTGTTTGTGCCTACCAAATAGCCTGCACGCATTTCATCAGCGACCTGACCTGTGCGGAGATAGTTGTTCCAGAGTTGACGTGAGCGCTTTTCATCGCCTTCGCCAGCCATTGTAGCAATCCGATCTTCGCGCCCAATGGATGAATTGCGGGACTCTGACAATTTCTTATCAATAGCATCCTGCTTTTCAAGGCGTTCAATCTGTCCAGCGAGCGCATCAATATCCTTATGGATTGCGTCAAACTGGGCGTTTTCTTCGCCAGTCATTGCACGATTTTCGGATGGAATTAGTTTCTTAGCTTGAGTAGCAAGGGTCGCCCGCTTCTCGATTAGTTCATTGATTGTTGGCATTGATTGCCCCCTTTTTATTACCACTCAAACGTGGCGATTATTCTTTTTATTGTTTCGGCATCCCGACCCTGTTCTCCTTCTATGAAGGCAGAATAGGAGCGGACACTTGCGGTCGTATCCAAATACGCTGGATCAGAGACAAGTGAGATTTCCGATATTTCCATTTTCTTGATTGTTCTGTGGACTGTTCCCCCGCTGCGGGTCCATTCATCGCCATCTTCTGGCGTGCTGAACCTGAAAGATGCACCCTGTATCGTGCCATCTTTTATCAACTCCAGGGCGTCATTTCCTGCTGAAGTAAGTGGCAATGAGAATTGATATCTCACGCCTTCGTCTGTTTCTGTCAGTTTTAGTTTTGGTGTTTTGGCGAGGGGCTGCGATGGATCGTGTTCCAGCAGCGCCCTGATATTCTTACGGGTTCTAATTCCTTCACCAGCAGCCCCACGTGCGATAGTTTCGATGAAGCCGGGGGAAAGAACCTGTGATGGCTTCCCGTAAGGTATGGCCAGCCCAGAGACGGTTCTACCGTCTACCTGAAGCCCTGTGACTGATCTTGTTTCAAACTGATCCATTGTTTCCCCCGTTGTTATCGTCATTTGGTGGAGTTTGTGGCGCTTCAGCCGTTGCTGCTGGATCGCCCCCCGGATTTCCAAGGTTCATAGGTGTCTTCAAAGTATCCCCACCATCAATAGGAGGTAGATTGAAGTTGGCGCGGGCTTCATTGGCCGTCAGCCATCCACCCTGAATACCAACGTTGTTAAAGTTCACCATTGTCGCGGTATCTCCGCGAACGAGGTCGCTTGTGTCAAAGCGGCATTCATACGTGCCACCTAAAAGTTTAGTATTGATTTCCTGTTCAATCTTGACGAGGCGTGGACGGATGCTATAGCGGAAGAAATCTATTGCGGCTTGTTCTGCGGAAGCATAGGACGCTTCGCCTGGCTCGTTTAGAAGATGAATAGGAACCCCGAAGAAGCGGGCAATGTCTTTGACAGAGAATTTGCGGGTTTCGAGGAACTGTGCATCATCTGCGCCCATGGAATTAGCGGTATACGTGATACCTGATAGAAGCATTGAACCGCCGGCATTGCCTGCGCCTTCATACGCTGCCAACTCTTGTTTAAATTGTGCTTGTTGTTCAGGAGACATTTTGCCAGCAGATGTGAAGATGCCAGAATGAGTGGCTCCTCTGGCAAATAGATTGTTACCGTAGGTTTCTACGTTTTGGCTGAATGTTACTGCCCCTGCTGCATAGCGGAGAACAGAAACACCTATAAGACCGTCGCCGGAGATATGATAGAAGTGGAGAATGTCAGCAGATGGGATAGTTGCATCACCATACTGATATATCTTCTCGCCAGCATCAATCTTTACTGTGACTTTGCCAACCTGAAGTGGCATAAGGGAAATAGGACGGTTTGCACCGTCTCTCTCGATGTAAACATAGGAATTGCCCTGAAGCAGGATTTCGGAAATGATCTTGTGCATCAGGGTGCAGCCGGTCATAAAGCCATTAGGGAACTTCAGTAGATCAGCCACCCTATGGTCTTCTGCTTCTATGCAGCCATCGTCATCATCGCTGTATATTTTGGGAGTTAAGGTAGAAATAGCATTGGCTACGATGTCTACGCAGGCAAATACTGTAGAACTTGATAGTGCGCCGTCTACGTTAGCGCCTACACCATTGGATATTCCCGCTCTACCGGATGAGATGCTCTGAATAATTATTTCAGGCGTTAAGGTGTTTCGTGGATTTTCCAGCGGATTGAAATAACGTTTTATTGCATTAAACATATCTATCTATTCCCCACTTCTTAAAATTATCCTTTGTGTCCTATGAAAAATATCTGTGGCTGGTTGTCTACATACTTTGCTACAAGCCCGACAGCCATAACTGAAGCCACGATCCCGTCAATTCTCCCCGTCTCTTTAGATTTTGTCGGCTTTATATTGTCCGCTGCATCACGAGTGACAATGACAGTATGGGCCTGATGATTTAAGACAGGATTTTTCAGCGTTATAAGTTTCTTTGAAATCACCAGCCGCTCAAATGCTTTCGCTGGGCCACTCATTGATAGGAACCCCTGACGGTGCGGCACAACTGTCAGCCCGTCTCCTGCTAACTGGATAGCCAGTTGGGTTGCGTTGTAAGGGTCGATTGCAATGTCTGTGAAGTCATATTTCTTGAATGCTTTATTGATATCTTCCCTGATGTAGTCATAGTCCGTGACGTTGCCTGGTGTAGCGGTAATATAGCCAGCATCCACGTAGTCCCTGTATGGGATACCGTCGCGGCGCTCTGCATGTAGGAGAGTATCAGCGGGCATATAGTGGCGGACTATCAGCGCCACCCTGCCATCATCCAACGGAAACGCCAGCGAGAATGCAGAGAGGTCAGTAGTGCTGGCAAGGTCAAGTCCACCAAAGCATTTCTCTTTTAACAGGAGATCAGCGTCATAAGGGGCTGCGGCGCACGCCTTCCATGACTCATAGGGAAGCCACTTTGTATCTTCGCTTGTCCAAATGTTACAGACAGTTCTTTTGAACTCCGCAATCTGACTGGGCATGTTGAGTGCTTCAGCGGCTTCTGCTTTGATATTTTCCAGAGGGACAGTATGCCCTATACCGGGATGGCATTGAAGCCACACGGCTTCGCTGAAGGCGTCTGCGCCCTCTGGGGCTTCGTAGAGGACGGCTACAGCCGTAGGATCAACGCTGGTGCCCTTTATCAGCGTTCTGGCGTGCTCCCAGAGTTGATGACAGAGACAATGCGGGTTCTGGCCAGCCGTTGTTATAATCAACGTCATCGGCTCATGTTTGGCTTTCATCCCCGAGCGCATAACGTGATAGAGGTGCTCTTTTTTCCAAGCATGGAGTTCATCAGCCACCAGAACGTCATAGCCATAGCCGTCTTTATTGTTAGCATCTCCACTCTTGACTTCGTACAATGAGTTGAGT